CTAAATCTCCACCATTTTCTAATCTAATTTCTAAAGAATAATTTTCCGAAACATCTCTTAATAATAATACTGCTCTTTGATATGTTAAAGTATCTGAGTCAAATAATTCGATAAAAGTAGTAGGATTAAGTCCACTTCTTGGTTTAAATCTATCAGGTAAATCCATAGGAGCATCCCAAAAAGAAGGTGCAGCATTTCCCGTAGTAAGAAATGTATCAATATCTAAAGTAGCATTGACAATTCCACCAATTTCATTATATTCTAAAACAACTTGTCCTCCTGCTCTTGTTCCAGGTCTTGCTTGGAAAATGTAAGTTAAAGGATTATTTCTTTGAATTCTTTGAAGATCTGTTGTGTTATCAAAAAATCTTATAACAGAATTTACACTAGTTCCTAAAAAATCTAAAGTTGTATCTTTTAATTCTAAGTTTCCGTCATCTTCCAACCTTAAACCTCTTAGTAAAGAAGCTTCACCATCGACAATTAATTGATTTACCCGGGCATCTAACCAAGGTTTCTTTTTGTTGAGAATTAATTTGTTTAAACTCATTTTTTATTAGGGTTGAATACAAAAAAAAAATAATTAATTAAATTAAAATTAATATCGGTTTATTTTTTTTTTCATAGAAGTTTTAGTAGCTTGTTTACCACCAACAAGGCCACCGCCAACCATTCCACTTCCTTTTGTTAAATTTTTCATATATTTTTTATATTGTGCTTCTGTCATTTCGCCAGATGCTAATGCTCTTAAACCCCATTCGGCTGCCTGTCCTAATTCAGGTCCAATACCAGGAACATGAGATAAAGCATAATTGGCTGCATCAGGTCCGAATTGTTTTGCCAAATCTAATCCAAGTTGGCCTGTTTTTTTTAATGCTTTTTTTCCATATTTTTTTAATTTATCTGCCAAGCCTGCCCCATAAAACATTTCAAAATCTTCCCAATCAATAGTATGTATATTTGGAGAATCATAAACTTTATCAACATCTCCTAAATTATTTTGTACATCCAATGATTGTTCAATAACATTGACATAACCATCATTAACAACAACCGTATGGACAGTATAAGTTCTACTTGAAGTTGCAACATTTTTTATATTTAATCTATACTGAATTTGATATGAACCATTTTTACCAACAACATTTTTATTATCCATGGATATTTGTTTACTAAAATCTAAACATAATACAGATCCGCAAAACTTAGACCATTGACTCCAGGACATTTTCAAACCATTTCTAACTGACATTTCATAAAGTTGTTGTTCAGATGCATCTGATAATAAACCACTTTGATTACTAAATGTCATATTAATTCCCTGAATTCTTGCATATGAATCAGTATCATTAAAAGTTTTTAAACCAGATTGTGTTCTTAAAAAGATAAATACTCTTTTTGGTACTGAATCAAGTTGAATATTATTTACAGAAATTTGTTGTTCTTGTCCAGGGTTTAATGAACCATTTAAATCAAAAGTATAATCGGTAATTTGATGGTATGGATATAAATTGTTTTCTGGGATTTTTTGAAACATTCTTGGTGTGTAATAAGTAAATAATAATTCAGGCCTATTTGCATATCCAGTACTAGTCGTATTAAATGATAAAGAAATATTATTAATTGTTTTACCAGAACTTGTTTCATCATGAGACCAAATATAGTTTTGATACTGGGAATCAATATTCAAAGTAAGTGCCATAGTTTTTACTCCAACAAAACCTCTATGAGATCTTTTACCAAATGCTAATGGTGAAATAAAAATTGGTTCAGTTATTTGTACATCTACCACTGCTTCCATAACATCTCCTAATCCAGTTGAAGCGGTTCCATCTGCAAATCCTTGTCTATTTTGTGAAACAACTACTAATCCTGAAAATCCACCTCTTGGTTCTCTATGACCATTTTCACCATAATTTCCTAATGAATTTCTTGCAGATCCATAAATTGCAAAATCTGAATAATTCTGATATTGATCTTGCATAGTTGGTGTCATACTCCAGTCTTCTGCTCCAACATCTCTATAATTAGAATATCTCATAAGTGGTTCAATATACTCATTAATATTTTGAGTAAAAGTTTGATTATTCATTTTTAATTGGATAGATGCTAACATTTGTGATAATGGAAATGCCCTTAATCCATCTACTCCGCCAACTAAACTTCCAGATTGTGGTGTTCCATATTCCGAAATTCCATCAGTTTGAAGTAAAAACTCACCACTTGGTACATTTGTTCCTAAAAATGTCAATCTAAATGACGCTTTTACGAATAATTTTCTATCAACAATAGTTTCGGCACTATTTGGGTTAACATTATTAAATTGAATATTTTGTGGTGAAACACTTGATGCAGGGTATTTAGTAACTGTAACATTTTGGGCACCTTCTTCAATTCTAATTTTAACTGGCCGGGTAAGATCAATTGCCGGGTCAATTTGTTTAACATAATCCTTCTCGTTTAACATTTTTCTTTCTTGGTAAAAAATAAAAAAAATAATTAAATAATTATTCTGGATCTTCTATTATTTCGTCAACAATTTCATTATGATTTGGATAATCCAAATATTGATTTGTAATTTCTATAATTTCATTATTGGTTTTATGTTTTAATAAATTAATAATATCATCTTCACTAAACCCCTTTAATTTCATAAATAATCCACAATATCTGCCACATGTGTTTGTATTTGGTCGTTGCAATCTTTTGTCCATATAGTGTATTTTATATTTTGATTCGTACAATTTTTTTAACAAATGTGGAAAACATTGATTTGATATATATTTAAATTCAGGAAGAAATTCAATTGCTTCGTCTATAAACCTGCCAGTTGGGTTGAAATACGTTATTGTATTTTTTTTTTTATTTCTAACTAGACAACACCAGTGTCCAAACCTTGGTCCACTAAGATAATTTATGAGACAACAATCATTCGTAAAAAGATCATCTAATTTATATTCTTCCATTTTACTAAATGGTACCATATTTATTGGAAATCCAACTATTTTTTCAACATCTTTTCCATTTAGTGGTTTGTCCATTTATTGATAATAAAAAATTAAATTAAATAATTATTTTTTATATTGCAAATTATGTCTTAAACCAGTTGCATTTACTCTTTTTAATTTATCATCATAATGGAATTCACCATAACTATTACCATATTCATTGTTTTTCAAAGATTTTTTAATGAACATAAATTTGACAGAAACAACTTCACCAGGTCCAACATCTAATGGAATAATATTAGATTCTCTTGTAACAAGTCCAATTTGGAAATCTATAGATCTAATAGGAGAATCAGAAGTTAAATCAACTAATCTTTCAGAACCTTGTGAATAATAAATCCAAGGTGATCTATCATATGAAGTAAATTCGGTTTGCATTGGTATATAATCACTAATAACTTGTGTTTCGGTTGTTTGATTTTGATTATTTAAACCAATATATTCTTTCGTAGTTGGAATAGTTCTAGATTGAATAACAATACCGGTTATATTTGACCAATTAAATTGTGATTTATTTTCTTGTTCCATTTTAAAATAATTACCAACAAATGGTGCCGGGTATGGTTGTATATTATTAAAAATTTGTTTATAAATAAACCGATATTCTTTATTTTTTACTCTTGTAAAAAAAGCATCAATTCCTAAGAAAAATCTATAAAGCGTTGTGTTAAATATAATATCTTCTGTGTAATTTTCATCAACTATTAATGAAAATTTATCATTTTCATCCAATACCAACATAGGTGGATTAGTTACAAGTCCAAGATTATTATGTGCTGTTAATAACCCAGTATTGATAATATCTAAAAATTGTTGAAAATAATAAATTCCTTGAAATTTTGAATTCGGTACAAATATATCACCCCGAGATTGATAAACCAACTTAACAGGTGGAGGATTGGTACCATTATCGATTGTGACAAAATATTCATCTTGTCGGAAATCAAATATTGCAATTACAGAATGTGGGACTTCAAACCTGATAACTGACATATAATAGTCATTTGCTTTATCAACAATGTTTTGACCACGAGTTTGATCAAAATTAGCAGGTCTAATTATGTCAGTATCGTTTATATAACTCGCATTAAAATATACAACATCCGAAGTTTCTTTCCGGTAGTCAACTTTGTTCATTTTTTGGTTTTATTATTCAAAAATAATTGTAAAAAAAAAATAAATATTTTTTCAAAATAAAAATTCACGTACTACCAAAATGTTATCTTTGAAAGAAGGAACGCCAATCGCAAGGGTAGTCAATTCAAAAATTTTTAAGATAAAAGATGGCAAGTCCAAGTATGTTGGAATCGTTGACGACGAACGCGAATCAGAAGCATTACCAGGTTATACTGTTGACCCATATTATTTAATTTCGGAAGATGAATTAGAGGAAGAAGTTGGATCTCGGAAAATATCGAAAACTCGAAAATCAATGAAAACTAAAATCCGGGAAGGAATTATAAATCAAAAAGTTGGAAAAGAGTTTGTCTTAAACGATGGCAACTTAGAACCGGTACCAAATATTGATGTTGAAAGAGACGTATTCTATGTATCGGGTCCATCCGGGAGTGGGAAATCAACATTTGTTGCCAATTTTTTAGACAATTATTGTGAAATATATCCGAATAATAAAATTTATATGTTTAGTGCTGTTCCAACTGACCCTGCATTTGAACGATTTGAAGATAATGGACCAAAGAAAACCCGGGGTAAAATGACAAGAATAATTTTAGACGCGGATTATTTATTGGATATCCAAGGTGGTGAAGGTTTGACAGTGGACGATTTAAAGGACTCGGCAGTTATATTTGACGATGTCGATGTTATCCCCGATAAAAAAATACACGAACATGTGATAGATTTAAGATCCCGGTGTTTGGAAATCGGAAGACATTATAAAATAACCACTTGTTGCACGACTCACCAACTTTGCAATTATAAGGCAACTAAAATTCTTTTACAAGAAGCCACCAAGGTTGTAGTATTTCCCAAATCTGGCAGTACTTATCATATAAAAAGATTCTTGAAAGAGTATTGTGGGATGAACCAAAAACAAATCGAAAGGGTAATCCAACTTCCTAGTCGATGGGTATTAGTGTCAAAAACGTATCCGCAATATATATTATACCGAGACGGGGTATATTTAACATGATTTATAATTGAATTTTTTTTTTTCGAAAATAATCATTTGTTGGTGCCGACTGTGACATTTGAAATAAAATAAGATAAAAAAAAATGCAAAATAATTAATTATTATTTTTGAGAATTTACCCCTACTAAAAACATGGAAGATTTCCCACACGGATTGCACCCAATTAAAATCACGCAATGTTTGGCCGAAGTTTATTCACCTGGATATAGTGAAGGAGTTATTCAAATAGTTGATGGGTTAAATTATGAATTCAATATTCAGGGTGACCCAAAAAGTGATCAAAATATTCCTGAAGACGAGAAAATTATTGAAATATTAGTTCATAATGAAATCATGACTACTAGTGACAAATTAATACGTTTTTTAATTGCAAATGGTATAAAATCTATACTTAATAATACTAGATACTATAATATGGTATATAATATAAAAGGAGTAGTAGAATACATAAAATATCATATGGGATTTATCAATAACAAAACATTTCAATCAAATGCAAGATTCTTTTTAACTCTTTATGAAGAAGGCCAATTTGAAGTTATACATAAAATGGCCATAACGAATCCTATGAACTATGAATATTATTATTATACTAATCTTTCTGGTAAAGAACGATATAAAACTGCGATTGTCATGTATAACAAATTATTAAAAGACAGTAGTATAAATATGTTTTATAATACAAAATATTGTAACGAAAATATGAAAACTATTTACTCCAATAATATCGATAGGGATGTTAAAGAAATCTTAGAATCACGAAAACTAACTACTCCAAAAATTTCAGTACAAAAATTTGTAAGAAAATATGGAATTGATATCAATCGGGTAATGCTTTATATAAACAAAAATTACCCTAACGTCCCGGTAATTGATTTTAAATATAACGATTCAATTGGTTTGGCATACTACATTGTAAACAAACTTGGAGCCGAATTGGGGAATAAAGTATTATATAAAGCATATCGAAATGTATTTGATAATACAAGTTTTTCGTATACAAATACAAGCATTAGAGAAAATTATAATAATGCAATTAAACTCCCAGATCCTGATAAAGATCAAAAGTGGTATTGGGGTAAAATATTTCCTATATTGACCGAATCCCCTTATAATTTTTCAAAATTTTATTGGTCAAATAAATTGATTTATAGTTATGTTACACCAGATATGATAAGAAAAACTTTATTTAATCCTAATAAATATAAATGCAATTTTATAAAAACCGGTAAAGTTTGTTTGCAATATTTTTTAGCAATGGACTCAATAGGACAAGGAAATAATTTAAATACATACTTACCAACTGTTGGATTTCGCAATACAGGAGGTGAAGCATTTTTTGTACTTGGAGTTTCAAAAACTGCCAAAGAATATATATTGAATACTACTATAAAGAATTTAGAAGTTGAAAATTTGAATAATATTGATGTATTTTTTCAACCAGTTGTTTCTACAATACCCGATTTTATAACCCCATCTGAATTCGATGAAATGTTGGATGATTTTGATATTAATGACGAACTT